TTGGTGACGATGCCTGGATGGGTAAGAAATACGGGAGGCTGAACAAAGATACCTGGCGCGAAGATCTGCGCGCTGGGTTTGCTGAGGCGTTCCGGGTGCTGCGGCCAAAGGGCGTACTCATCTTCAAATGGAACGAAACTCAGATCCCGGTTAGCCAGGTTCTGGCGCTGACAGACGTTAAACCAATCATCGGCCAGCGCACCGGGAAGAAAGACAAGACCCACTGGATTTCCTTCGTGAAAGACGGTGAGCAGCAGCAAAACTCATACCCGCGA